CAAATTATCGTCAAAATTAGATGACGAAGTTGGCAATCGAAAGTCTGGCGTAGAATTTTGCTCCTTCTCGGAGTAATTTCTTGCCGTATCGAGTAAGAATTCCCTTGCGTGGGCAGAAGGAATCTGGATCGAGAACCACTGGTGTTTGTGTGAGTGGTACGTATGGGCAGTAGAAGTATCCACTATCCATGTAACTATCACCCTTGTAACCCATAAGAACTTGACCACTTGGGAAAAGTGGGTCCTTATAGAGTCTCCAGCGATTGTTTACAGTGCCGACATACTGGATGCCGAGGCTACTTGTGAAACCTTCACCCGGAGCTGGTGCAAAACCGGCAGTAGCTGTTTCGAAGATCGAAGCAACTTCTGGGCTTGTGACAATCCAGTTACAACCACCACGAAGAGTCTTACGATGAACAACGTTGCTGACTTCAACAACTTTGACATAGAGGGACTCGTATTTTTCTTTGATGGTATCGCCAAGTGCTGTGTTAAAGTCCCAAGAAGCGACTGTACCAGCATTGTTGCGAAGGTCACCAAGAACTTCACGGTCGATTTCAAGATTAATTTCTTGAGCAAGAACAGCTGTCAATTCAGCTTCTGCATCAAGATTGTGCTGCGAACGAAGATCTTGTTGAGCTTCGTATGACCAAACAGCTTTGAGCTTACGAGTTTTGGCTGCAATTTCTTCGCTTTCAATAACAAGATTGACTTCTGGAAGATCAGCATTGCATTCCATGTTGTACTCATAAGATACAACTACACTATTAACACCCGGGTCAGCAGAGAATGTGATATCCAAAGCGCCTGTGGTTAAGTTAATAGCAGCGTCATCAGCAGTGACTGCTGGTGTGCCAATGTCGGTCATAGTTGCAGCACCATTTTCGTCAATGACGAATGTGGCAACTGCAGTTGCACCGTCATAAGCCGTACCTGTTAGAGTTCCAGCAAGAACTGGAGTATGCTCTAAAACGTGGTTTACAACAGCTGCACCACCGGCATCTTCTTGAGTTTCGTTTTCAACGAACTGATGCGAGTAGTAAACTGAAAGATTACCATCACCAGAAGCAAGTTGTTGCATCGAGTTTGCATCATCAGCTGGGAATCCAGCTTTTGTTGCACCACGAATAGCGCCCTTGTTACTTCCATAACGGAATCTGAGGTAATAAACTAATCCAGTTGGGCCAAGTAAAGGTTGAACTGATACGACCTTATTTGCGATCAACTGTGGGTATATTCTTCTTACGAGAGGGATTGAGATTCTCTTGAACTGGCTTACATCACCAGAGTCAGTAGAAGCTTCGTTGATGAGCCTCTGGTTTTCTAAAAGAACGGCAGTGCAAGAACGTGTGTACTTGTCATTGATGTTCTCTAGCAAACCGGTTTGCGCCCAACGAGACTCAAGCTCTCTTGCTTCATTTAAAAATTTAGCGTTTGCTTGCATGATATTGTTTTCTCCTTGATACTTTTTTACTAAAGAAATATAAAATTATTCTGCAGCCCTGGTTCCAGCAAGAACTTGAATCTGTTTCAAGAACTCTGGGTCAAGACTTTCTACTAAAGTTGTGTCAACGTTTTGTTGTTTTTCTGATCCTTCAGCCTTTTCGTCGCTCCACTCTGCAACAAGTTCGGAATCGTTGACAGCACGTCCTCTCCCCTGCGCATTCTTGGCCATTTCAACTCTTTCTTGCTTTTCCTCTTTGACGCTTTCTGTGATGACTTGTTCAGCTTCACGGACAGCTTCATTGAGTTTGTTGTTTTCTGTGCTGAGTCTGATGTTTCTAGCTTCAAGAATCTTTGTTTGACTCTTAAGACTTTCGAGTTCAGTTTCGGCACCAGTCAACTTAGAATTAACAGCGTTATTGTAATCTTCATCTGATATATAGTCAGATATTGTTTCAACAACTTTGTTAAGTATAACTTTTTGCTCTGCAATTGCTGGATCGTTTAACAGTTCAACACGGGCAGATTCATAAAGCTCTTTTCCTTTAAATTGCAAAAATGCATCAACTTTATCAACCATGTATTCTTTCATTTCTGAAAGCTTATCATTGAATTGATCATACATTTCTACTTCTAAATTCTCATTCTTCGACTTTTCAGATTGAAGCATTTGATATGCCTCTTCGTATCCTTCTTCCATTGAAGCTTCAAACTCTGTTTGTTGAACTCCGAGTCTATTTCGAAGATCTTCAATTATAGCGTAAGCTTCTTGGTAACCCTTAAGGGCTGTTTCTTCTGTACCTTGTAATTCTGTTGAAAGTTCTGCATAGGCTTCTTCAAGCTTAGAGTTAAACTCTTGCTCATAATCCTGCTTTGCTTTTTCAAGCTCAACTGTGACTGCCTCTGCTACTTCCTGCACAGAATCTTCAGGTAGTAACTTTGTTAATGCTTCTACGATTTTTTCCATTAGCTCGACCTCGTTTTTAATTTACTAGCTTGTTCTTGAACAATATTACCAAAAGCAGCAATTATTAAATCTTTACTTAATCTATCTATGCTGCTAGATTCGTTTTTATTAGCAATTACTTCATCTTTTTCTTCTTTGGACTCTACCGCTATAGCCTCTTGAGCTACTTCAGCTTCCAAAGAATCTTCTGATTTATTGCTTTCTACTGCTTGTGGCACAGGAATAGAATCTATGCTTTCTTTTGAGACTACGCGCTCTTGAAAAGCTTGAGAGGTACTAGGATCAGCCACAGCATCGAATGTTATTAACTTGTAACTTTCTCCGATTACCAATATGCCTTCCTCGTTAACCTTACCATTTCCAACACCCCTACTGCTAATTCCTACTCGCACACCATCATTGATGAGTGCTTTTAGAATTTTACCACTTGGGGTATTTAGAATGACTCCCTCGCCCATTAGCGTTTTGCCGTCCCACCAAAGTTTGCTAACTTTGTGAGATGCATTTGCGAAATGAATAATAGAGTCAGTTGGATGGTCTAATTCTCCAATTAAACCTCCATTAGAAATACACTCATTTAATGCGTTGACATTAGAATCTAAAACATCAAATGGATACATTCTTTTGTTTTTG